CCTTCATCTTTTAGTCCACCTTCTTTAAACATTTCCATCTGTTGCATTTACATGATCCCTTAATCGTTTAATTCTACTGTAGGCTGTAAGAGCACCCTGTGCTCTGTGTATTGTTACCATGTCATTTGACTGTTCTAAAACTTTCATCTCTCGTTCTAGCAACATATCTAGATAATTACTGAAGTGTTGCCATTGGTGGTTGTTGCTGACCAGTGGCTTGAGCTTCTGGAGTAGCTCCTTGTTGTGGTCCACTGAACCCTTGCTCACCGGGTGTTGGTGCTTGTCCTGTTCCAATTGTTCCTCCTCCTGTTCCTGCTGTATCCATTGGATTAGTACCGGGAGGTGTTGGTGCACCCTCTGCCTGTGGTGGTTGTTCTGGTGCAAAGTTTTTCATTATCTCAGCCTGTATTGCTGCCTCATCCATATTATTTGTAACTTTGTCTGGATCAAGATCAAGAGACTTTGCTATCTCACGAATGATATAATTAAACTTAGCAAATGGTGCAAGTGCTGGATTAGATGTTACACCCAAGAACTGCATCAATCTTTGGCTACGTACTTCATTAGCCATCAAACTTTCTGTGCCACGTGCAACTACTTCAAGATCTCCTTTGATTGACGGATCAAAGTCAAACTGCATATTAAACTGAAATAGTCCTTCACCCAATGGTTTAAGTAGATAGTCATCTACGTTTTTAATTACTGTTTTAATACCACCTGCTGCTGCACCCATCAACATAGATATACCTGATGCAGTTCTACCTACACCTGCTATACCTGTCTGTCCATGTGCAAAAGATGGAAAGCCTGTGCTCTCATCTGAAAGCTGTCTAGCTTTATCAAACATCATCATATTCTCACTAGAGACATTTGGATACTTTGTACCAAACAGTGCCTGTCCCGGTGCACCACCCTGTCTCCTAAATACTTTACCCGGATAAACCGTAAGATCCTGTCCGGGTACTAAGTTTGTTTCGTCTACCTCTATAAGTAAGTTACCTGAAAGCACAGCGTTGTCTACTGCCATACGCATAAAGCCATTCATTAGTGTCTGTGTATCGTCCATGTTCTCTGCAATACCAACACCAAAGAAGCTGTATGGATTAAGTTCATAGGGTGCTGCAACGTATGGTATACGTGCTGGTTTAAACGGATTAAGAACTACACGTAGTAGTCTACCGTTACATACCCATATGTTTGCCTGTAACTCATCTAGATCTTTTAGATCTTGTGGTATGTCAATCTCTTGTTCTTC